ATCTGAAAGCATCCCGCACCTTCGCAGGGGAGCCATGAAGGACTTTCTCAAAGTGATGCAGATGACGGGCCGCTACATTGACGGCAATTGGAACAGGTCGCTACTCACATACTCCTTTGTCAACGGCAGCTACATTGAGTTCTTCAGCGCAGACCAAGAGGGCAAACTACGGGGGGCAAGAAGGAACGTCCTATACATCAACGAGGCGAACAACATACCCTTTGAAGCGTACCACCAACTAAGCATAAGAACAAGCGGGGAGATATTCATTGACTTCAACCCGACCGCTGAATTTTGGGCGCACACCGAAGTCCTGAAGGATGAGGATAGCGAACTGATAATCCTCAACTACACAGACAACGAGGCGTTACCACTGACCATACGGACGGACATCGAGGCGGCACGGACAAGGGCGGAAACATCTACCTATTGGGCGAACTGGTGGCGGGTCTACGGATTGGGGGAGGTGGGCAGTTTGCAGGGCGTTGTGTTCAACAACTGGCAGCAGGTCGATGAGATGCCGTCAACGTTCAAATGGAAAGCCTACGGGTTGGATTGGGGCTATACGAACGACCCGACCGCATTCGTGGAGGTGATGGAGTTTGACGGTAAGTTGTGGCTGAATGAAGTCCTTTACGAGACGGGCCTGACCAATGCCGACATAGCGGCCAAGCTAAACGCATACAAGCAATGGGAGACGATAGCAGACAGCGCAGAGCCTAAGAGCGTTGAGGACTTACGCAGGCACGGGTTCAGGATAAGACCATGCAAGAAAGGCCCTGACAGCGTTCGTATCGGATTGGACAAGATGCAGCAGATGCCGATAATGGTCACGTCATCCAGTACCAACCTAATCAAAGAACTGCGCGGCTACGTGTGGCGTACCGAAAAGGACGGCAGCAAAACAAACGAACCGATTGACTACTTTAATCACGCGATAGACGCAAGCCGCTATTGTATAATGGAGAAACTAAACGCCCGAAGTGGCACATACGCAATAAAATGAAGATAGCCTACATCACACAGGAAGAATGCAACGGGGTGGAGTACCATCGCCTACTAATGCCCCTACACCTAACGGGCTACGATGTCACACGATGCGTGGGGGCCGACTTCAGCATACTCAACTACGGATTTGACGTGGTGTTGTTCAACCGTTCGCTACCCGTCAAAGCACAGGCCGAACTGATTAACGACCTGAAGGACGCGGGAACAAGGGTTATCGTTGACGTGGATGACTATTGGGTAATGAAGCGTGACCACTATCTGGGCAGGCATCCCGATAACAAGCGTTATCAAGCGCGGGTAATGGAGGCGTTGACCCTTGCGGATGAGGTGTGGACTACACACGACCTACTTGCATCAAAGGTCAAACCGCTCAACAAGAACGTGCATGTGATACCGAACGCCATCGACCCAACGGAACACCAATGGCAGCCGAAGAACTACTATCAGAACAGGATAGGATGGGCGGGTGGCATCACTCACAAGGCCGACCTGCTATTGACAAAGGGCGCGTGGGGTGACGTTGAGCCTGTTATATGCGGGGCTGCTAACGATAAGGAGTGGACAGCCATCGCCAAAGAGATGCCGTGCAGGATGGTCAAGGGTAAACACGTAAGCGAATATGCGTATTTATACGAGGAGTTCGACATCGCCATTGCCCCGTTAGTAGATACCACGTTCAACAGGCACAAATCAAACCTGAAGATATTGGAGGCGGGGATGAAGGGGCTACCGATATTCGTTCAGGACGTTCACCCCTACACGGACAACGCTACGGGTATCCATAAGGTGAACGACTGGGCAGAGGCAATAGAACAGGCAAAGGCGATGAGCGTTGAGCAGATACAAGAGGAGGGGCAGGCGTTGCGTGAGTACGTCCTTGCAAACTACGACCTCCGCGAAGTGAACAAACTAAGGATGCAGAGGCTATGAAAATCAAACTACCTACATCATGGGACGCGGTGACGCTTGGAGAGTGGCAGGCCATCCGTAAGCTACTCAAGTCAGACGCAGATCCCTACCTTGTTGAGTGCGCTATCATCAGTACGCTTTCAGGTGCGGACATGAACGACATTCAGTCACTTACACGGGAGGGGCATGGCAAGTGTATGCAGGCGTTAGCGTTCCTGAAGCACCCGATAGGCGGCAAGCTGCGCGACCGCGTGTTAATAGGGCGCACCATGTACCATATCGAGACGAACGCCCGTAAGATAACGGGAGGGCAGTACATCGACATCATGGCACTTACAAAGGACGCTGAAAAGGTAGACGACAATATGCACCTTATCATGGCCTGCTATGCGACCCCGATGAAGTGGGGATTTATCAAACAGAAGTACAACGGGGCGACCCATGCACAGGTGGCGGAGCAGATGAAGCTGCTACCCGTGACCGTGGTAACGCCTGTCACCGATTTTTTTTTGCAGGACTATCTCGCATTCGCAGAGAATATAGCGGCCTATTTGATGAAGGAAGGCCAGCGGATGAAGGCCCAAGCCGAAAAGGAATTGAGCCGTTCATCAAAGAGTTCGGTTGGCTATACTCCGTCCACAACCTCACCAACGGCAGGCGTGAACTTTGGAGTTTCTACCTCGACATGAACGTGATTGAACTGCTCAACACCATGTCGTTCTTCAAGCTGATGGGGCAATACGAAAGGCAACTGGAAAAGAAAGCACATGGCAAGGGAGTTCAAAAGCACTGAGGCGGCACTGCGTGTGTATGGTGGCCTGATGGTTCAACGCCTTGTCGAGGGGCTGAACGCGAACAACAGCAACGCAAGCGGTGCGCTGAATGAAAGCATTGCACTGACTCTCAAAGCCGAGGGCATGGGGTTCTTTGTTGACGGCTTGGACTATTGGGGCGCAGTCGATGGGGGTCGTAAGGCAGGCAAGCGGCCACCAATCACGGCAATAGAGCAGTGGCTACGTTACCCGAACGTGCGGGATAAGATGCGATTTGGGGCAAGTGACAAGGCGTTCGGGGAAAAGGAAAGGCGGTCCTTAGCGTTCATGATAGCCCGAAAGATAGGCCGCGAAGGAACGAAGGGAAACAACTTCTTTAAGAACGTGGTGGAGTCCGATTTGATAGACGACATGGTGCAGGCCGTGGCGAATGGCAGTTTGGATGATATGCTGGCAATGATTGACCAACGCATAAACGACATAAGGGTTTAACGCATTTGTAAGCATGGCATTAGTATTCGACCAACAGCCCAACACCTACACCCCGCTTTACAATCAAAGCCCGTGGGTGGTAAGGGAAACCGATACATCGGGCAGTCTCAACGATTGGCGTATGCTTTGCCGTGTCATTAGCCTAACTAACGGCACGGTTGAAGTAGCGCGGTTCAATATCCGTTTCAGGGATAACACACAGAGGCGGGTGGTATTCGACCCGTCCGAGGTGTTGAAGGGTTTTGTGTCTTACGACCACGGGCCGATGACAAGCGCAGGGCCGTGGCTACTTGCACCGAACAGCATACATTGGTACGTTGTGAACTTTCAGAGTCAGAAGTACACCATCTTGCCGACTGGTGTTGGCGTATGGGTCACGCAGAACGAGTTTACGCCTCCGTCTAAATGCGTGTGGAATGCCGCGATTGCAACCGTGGCCTTTGCGAATTACAACCCCAATAGCTTTGTAAGTTATCAGAATGGCCCATCCAAGCCGCTTACAGCTTTCACACCGACCCTATTGAAGATAGGCACAGACGAAAGCTATTGGGCGCACTTCCTTAGCGGTCAGGCACAGGCCCCTATAAGCGCAACAATCACAAAGTACCCCCTGCCCGACCTGCAAGGCACTCCACTACCTGCCGACCCCGTACAAGCTAACCCGTTCGGCCTTGCGTTCACGGGTCTGCCATCGGTGGGAGGCGATGAGTACAGCAGGCCGAGGGTTCGGGTAGGTGTAGGGCCGCGTGACCTTGCCGCTATTGCTTCGCCTATCAGTTTCGTGGGCGTGCAGTCCTATAAGGTCGTTTTCAAGTCCACTACTACGGGGGCGACTACAGATGTAACGTG